CCTTGAGATAGACATTGGCTTGCTGGTCTGCTGTTACTACTGGTCCTTCGTATGTTGTTTCCATTGTGTTGCTCCTTTCGGTTGGTTGGTTATCTATATGCACAGCTAAAGCTGTGCTATCTTGACGCTGGCACTCACAACCACAACAGGTACAGTCGCAGTCGTGATGATTGGAATCTCCACAGTCAGAGCAAATCCAATTCGAACACTTACATTCTTCGCACATGATAGGCATTACTCTTCCTCCTCATCTTCGGTCGTGTCCTTCACTAACTTGTTCTCCTTGAGATACTCAAGAACTAGTTCATCCGTAGTTTCATAGTCGATACCGAAGAAGTGATCGCCCATGTCTACGTGCCAGTGGTCCTTGACCATACGGTCGAAGGCTTCTTCACGTGTAGATGTGAGCACTAAGTCCCAGTCATCTGGTCGTGTGTAGTAAGACTCGAGACTCTGCCAGATAGCAAGGTCTCGCATACCACTGCGGTGAGTGGCGTCTGAGTAATGGCTAAGTAGATTCTCTACTTGGCTGATGCGGAATGATGCTTCCATTTGTTCCTCATTTCTTGGTTGCGCTGAATCGGATGTCGGCTTTGCCGTAGACACAGAGCCCGCAGCTAACGCAGGCTGAGCCACTCGTTGAGATGAGTGGGATTTGCTTGGTAAGTGCAGGGCATTTCGCACCTACCTTGCCAGTGATACGTACCATTTCATCCTCCGCATCTGCAAATGTGGTGGATAGGTACGCTAGTTTCGTATCTGTTTCGTTGCGAACTTGTTCGGCAACGTGCTTGTTCTCGTCGTCTGTACTGTAGTACAGCGAGAGATTGTCAAGTCCCGATAGGGAATAAGCAGCAGACTTGACACGTGTATAGCACCAGAACTGTATGTCGGGGTGCATCATCACTACTTTCTGCCACGCATACTCATAGGTTTGGTTGAAGAAGTCACCGTCCCAGTGGATGCGGAATAACTTCGGGGCATTCCGTCTCTCACAATCCTTGACGAAATCAACAATCATCTCATCAAGTAAGTCAACCATTTGGTTGACGTCTGCGTCCTTCAATAGTTCCCAGTTGTGAAGGAGAACTTCCTTCACTCCCTTGTATACACGCTCGAGCTTGCCTGCATAGCACACCTTTTCACAGATGCTTGTTGCTTGAGGACAAGAGTACTTCTTGCCTGCTGGTAAGCCGAACGCATTAGCGATTGCTGGTTGCTTGCCATTCGGTGTCACTAGGTTGGTAACCTTGCGGTCATTGCTTCGTTTCAGTGTTGCTTGCATTGCTTTCTCCTTTCGGTTGGCTAGTTATTCAAGAGCATAGATTCTCTATGCTATAAAGAACACACGTCACTCGTGATCGTATGTACACCACGGTTCAAGGTGATGACTCTCGACAATGGCATAAGCGGGAGCGGTTGGATACTCCCGCCAGTAGACACCCTTCGGCAGTTGGATTTGCTTATGAGTGAGTCCCTCTGACACCGCATAGATAGCCTCAATACAAGGCTCGACCATACTCAGTGGCACAGGTGGATAGTGATTGCTTGTTAGTTGTATTGCTACTGACTGTCGAATGTCAATGACATTCTCTACTAGGTCTTGCGCTGTGTTGCGTCCCATTATTGTGTCTCCAGTATCCATTGAGCGTCAACCTCGAACGGTTCGAAGTCATCCGCTATCCAGTCATCTAGTTTGTTGAGAGCGTCGACTAAGTCGACTGACTCCACATCTATCTCGTACTTCTTGGTTAGTGTTGCAAACACTCTGTGTTTAGCCATTAGATTACCTCCTTGATTGTTACGGCTTTGCCGTATCGCCAGATAAACTTCTCGAACTTGTCGTCGTCGGGCGACGCGTCTTCCTCTTGCATTGCCTTGCTTATGTGTCCTTCACTGTCGTCAATGACGAAGAGGACAGAGTCCTCGACGTATTCCCACCAGTCTCCGTTCTCATTGGCTATGTACTTGGTCACGCTGTTACCTCCTCTAGTAGATGCTTGTGTGTCTCGCACTTTTTGAGTGCATCTTTGTCTGCCTCGCTTATGTTGTTGCACTTTGAACACAGTTCATTACTGCAATCGTCACAGTAATCCACCGTGTTTAGTGCGCTACAGTCTCGGCATTTAGTTTCATACTCTTCGGTTACTTCTTCACAACCATTGTCATAGACAACGGTTCCACCCCAGCCAGTCTCTTCCTCATACTCGAGCTCGAGGCTGACGCTTGGGTATTGCTTGGATAGAGCGAGCATTGCATCATTCGGAATACCCCAAGGGGATTCGAATGTGTAGCACAGTGAACCGTCTTCTGTTTCGTGTAGTTCTGCACTTGATGCATCCCACTTCACGCCCCAGTTGCGGTTGTTCCACGCCCACCAGTGGTCTGGATGGTTTTGCTTGCCGTTTGGCTTGTCGTAATACTCATCAAGGTTGTCGGGCTTGATGATGTTCCAGTATGACAATGGTTGTTCAACCATTTCGTTCTTGACTTCGTTGGTTCGCCAGTCAAGATGTTTGTTTTCGTAAGGAGCAGATAACTGCTCCTTGATCCGTGCGAGTATGTCTGCATCACCCTCGATTACGAGGGAGTTATACACCCAGTTAGGCATTATGAAACTCCTTTACCTCTTCGTGATACTCGACGAAAGAACCGAACGAATGTTCGTTGCCTGTATCATTGACTGTTTGATTTGTAAAGTCCACCATTACAGTGGTGTCACCTAAGTCTTCATCTTCTGTGCTTGTGAACAAGCCGTAACCTGTGTGATTACCCCAGTCCTCACCGATTAGTTGTGAAACAACTATTCGGATTCCATAACTTGCATCATCCCAGCGAGGCTTAGCGTGAGCCAGTGCTTGTGCTAAGTCATCTCGCCAGTTGCTCTCGCCCCAGTGTGAGTAGAGTGTGACGTGTGCTTTTTCTTTCTCGTATGCCTTGAATACGAAGTTGATACGTGCTCCCATTTAGATTTCCCCTATCTCTTGTAGTTTCTCAATGGCATTTGCCATTGCTTCTTGCCACGTGTATCCTTCTGTTGACACAGCCAGATAAAGTTCTGGCTTTTGTATGTCGGCATTCTTCTCAATGTCGACGTAGTATCTTGTACCGCGAGGGGCGTTCTCGTCTTCCTGCCAGTTCAACTGCAATTTGTAGTCCATTGTGTTGCTCCTTTCGATTGGTGAAGAGGGGACAGCGATTTGCCGTCCCCCCTTTATAAGCACATCTAAAGATGTGCTATCTTTGACGTGCGAGCCATTCGCGGACGGCACGACGTGCGACGAACAGACCAAGCGTGAATCCGCTTGTGAATAGTGCGATTGCTACTGCTACATAGTCTCCCCAATACATCAGGCGCGACCTCCTTTCAGTGTGAGATAGGCGTTTGGTTCTACCTTTTGGATTTCAGCCAGAACTGTGGTAAAGTTCGGGTATGCCTTGAAGGAATCAAGGATTGCCACAATCTTCTTCGAAGATTTGGCTGTGTTAGTGGTGATTCGCACCTTTGCGAAGATGCGCTTATCATCTGGCTTCGACACGTGAACGACTCCGTTCTTTACGACGGCGGTCAGTGTCTTGGTTTCAACTGTTCTCATTGGTAAATCCTTTCGTTCAACTGCCGAACCGATTTGATTCGACCCCCTTTATCAAGCAAAGCTTTGCTTTGCTATCAAGAAAAGACAGGCACACACGTGTGTGATCGCATCTAGAACCTTTCACTTAGCCTCACGCTATGAGCGCGAACAGGGGTATGCGCCTGCATCACGGCGCATAGACACACATCACGTCACATCACAGGACACGCAACGACCCAACACACCGAGGATTTACGCTTGAGATTTGACATTCGGCTCGAGGTGTGAGAGAATGTTTGTCGTTGGGAGGTGGTCTTCCAGCATCAAACACGAAAGGCAACACAATGAGCACAATCACAGCGTGGACACACAATGACCTACTCACAGACCTCAAGGCGGAGGTGCTGGAGGTACGCAAGGAATACGGAGTTCCAAGCCTGAATCACATCCCTGATTTCGAATTGGTTCCCCTCGCGTATGCAGAGTTAGGCGACCTTGTACACATAGGCAAGGGGCGCATAGGTATCGTGTATGACATAGCGGAGGTGCGTAACGCGAGGGAGTTACGTATCGTAGGCGATAACTTCCGCGTAATAATGAAGAGAGTGAGCGCGTGAGTTACTCAAGCGAGGATTGCCCTTGCTTCTGGGGGAGCACGTGCCCCAGCGACGCAGATGAATGCGAGGGTTAGCCCTCTATAGATAGTTAGGCAAGCCCCCCGCCCGCGTACCACAGGGTGGGGGGTTTTGTCAAATCTGAGCGTGTTTTTCTGGGGGGCAGGGGGCAACCTCTGCCCCTTTTTTTGTGTCCGCGACCCTTGCCGACCCCCCTGATGTTTAGCACCGCCCCCCCTCCACCCCCCACTATCAGCTAAATAATTTTCACCAGAAAACCAGGCTGACCAGGACTTTTACCAATAAATAAAAAATAATTACCAAATGCCCTTGAAACACGCCGACGCTCTAGACCCCTATATAAGTATAAGGCGAAATACTTATTGAGCCTTCTAAGGCAGGCTTAATGCCTGCCTAATGGTTTATATATGCAAGAGTGGGGATACTTCTGCCCAGACCCCTCTGTACTACTACAGACACTGGAGTCCACATTGGAAAGAAATCTTTCACCAGAAGAAGCCCGCAAAGAACTGATCGACTTGGTACGCCAAGGGCGCACCATCGCCGATGCCCTAAAGGTTATTGGTCGTAGTCGTTCTTGGTATGACACCCAACGCCGAGAAGCCGAGGGCTTCTCAGCTTATGTGGATAATGCTCGGTTTAGAACGTCAGACCTCGCTGATAACGCTCGGTCTGAACTAACTGGGTTTGCGGAGTTTTCTGAGAATTACTTGGGAACCAAGGTTCCACCCCACATGATGAATGTGGTAGACATGTTGGAAGGCAATGATCCTTCTTGGTTACACGACAGCATGGTCTACGAAAAAGGGTCGGCGGGACTTTCCCGCCTCTTGGTAAACGTACCCCCTAACCACGCCAAGACGATGACAATCACGATTAACTACGTGACTTACCGTCTGGTTAAGAATCCTAATATCTCCATAATGGTTATCTCCAAAACCCAGGAGCAGGCAAAGAAGTTTTTATATGCGATCAAGCAACGCTTGACGCATCCAAGGTACGCTGACCTACAGGCAGCTTTTGGTCCAGTCGATGGATACAAAGCTACCGCAGATCAGTGGTCAGCAACCAAGATCTATCTTGGTGGCGACATCCGCGATAACGATGCTAAAGACCCTTCGGTCGAAGCTATCGGTATGGGCGGGCAGGTTTACGGAAACCGTGCAGACTTAATCGTCCTTGACGACGTGGTCACTCTGAGTAACGCTTCAGAGTGGGCTAAGCAACAGGAGTGGATCAGGCAGGAAGTCGCCTCTCGTCTCCCACCTGGCGGTGGTCAACTGTTGGTAGTTGGCACACGAGTCTCAGCGGTTGACTTATATAAAGAGCTCCGCAACCCACAGCATTACACCGACGGCATATTGCCTTGGTCATATTTGTCCATGCCTGCAGTCTTAGAATATGCAGACAAGCCTGAAGACTGGAAATGTCTTTGGGAAAAGACCGAACAACCTCTTACGGATACTGACGTACCCGACGAGAATGGAATGTTTGATCGATGGACAGGACCGCGTCTAACGGCGGTCCGTAACGAGGCAGGACCATCTAAGTGGTCGCTGGTATACCAGAACCTCGATATTGCGGAGAATGCAATCTTCGACCCGATGTGCGTCAGAGGCGCAGTAAACGGAATGAGAAAGTCGGGGGCTTTGGTTGCAGGCGCAGCAGGACATCCTAATAACTGTGAGAACTTCTACAGAGTTATAGGTATCGACCCAGCAATGTCTGGTGATACCGCTGCTATCGCCTATGCAGTTGACCGCAGGTCACATAAACGCTACGTCATGGATGTTCACATCATGACAGCTCCTACACCTGCAGCAATTCGTTCTCTTATTAAGGAATGGACCGATGCGTATAAACCGCATACGGTCATTGTGGAATCAAATGCTTTTCAGCTTTTCCTTACACAAGACGAAGAGATTCGTAACTTCCTGTCAACACGTGGAGTCGCATACCGACCACACTACACAGGAAACAATAAGCAAGACCCAGAGTTCGGCGTAGCCTCTCTGGCTCCACTGTTCGGAACCGTCACTAAGCGAGACGGTGTCATGAACAACTTCAAGCATGCTGATGACAACTTAATTGAGTTACCAGACAGCTCGAAGAATGAACATGTTAAAAAGTTAATAGAACAACTAGTAACCTGGCAACCAGGAGTACAAGGCAAGAAGCTCAAGATGGACGCCGTGATGGCGTTATGGTTCTGTGAGATCGTAGCCCGAGAAACTTTATTAACCTCGACTAACGTACCAAACTTTATTAACAATCAATTCACACCTCGTGGAGAGATTGAATCAAGGTACATCATCAACTTAGATGACCTCGCTGCACAACAGCGAGCCGTGAGATTGTGACATTATGAAAGAACTTGTAAATGCATTCGAGCAACTAAAAGCTCGAAACTCCGAGCGCGATAAGCGCATGCGCGAGGTTGCTTTGGTTAGAGCGGGTAATGCCGATCAAGTCTTCCGTGGACTATTCCCAGAAGGCGTGTGGTCACGTCCTATTATTGCTAACCTCATTGATGTCGTTGCACGAGATGTTGCTGAACAAGTCGGTGTTCTTCCTACCATTACTGCTGCTGGTGATTCTTCTCTAGATGATAACCAGCGTTCCAAGGCTGACAAGCGTACCAAGATTGCAAACTATTATGTTGCATCATCTCGGCTTGGAACGGAACTACTGCGTGGCGCAGATCAGTTAGCAACCTATGGCTTTGTTCCTTTGCGAGTTGAACCAAACTTTAAGGACAAGCGACCACACATCCATGTGGAAAATTCAATGGGTGCTTATTACGATATGGATCGCTTTGGTGTTGTAAACATCTACGCTCGTCTATATCACCGCAAAGCTGGAGACCTAGCTGCTCACTTCCCAGAGCATGCTGATGCAATTCTCCAATCAAATACTTATACACGTGGCGATGGCAACAGCTTGTTACAAGTTGTGCGTTGGACAGACAAAGATAAAACCGTTCTGTTCTTGCCAGATCGGGGAGGTCTCGTACTTGCAACAACACCAAACAAGACAGGCGTCGTCCCAATTGCGATTGCTCAACGCCCTTCTCTTGATGGCGAGACCAGGGGTCAATTCGACGATGTCCTACCTGTTTACGCAGCCAAAGCACGTCTGGCTCTCCTCACTATGGAAGCTGTTCAGAAGTCTGTTGAAGCTCCTCTTGCTCTTCCTAATGATGTTACTTCTCTATCCATTGGTCCTGATTCAGTCATTCGTTCTAACTCCCCTGAGAAAATTCGTCGTGTTAACTTGGACGTACCTCAGTACGCGTTTGCGGAGAACAATGTTCTAGCAGATGAAATGAAGTTGGGAACACGTTTCCCTCAAGCACGTGCAGGACAAGCAGAAGGTTCAGTAGTTACTGGTCAAGGCGTAAAGGCTTTGATGGCAGGCTACGACTCACAGGTAAAGATTTACCAATCAATTCTTGGTGAGGCAATCGGTCAAGCAATTTCATTTGCATTCGCAACTGATGAAGCATACTTCCCAGAGATTACTCGTGAAGTATCTGCAACTGCTAACGGAGTTCCTTACAAGTTAAAGTATAAGCCAGCTTCCGACATTAACGGAAACTATGGCGTGACCGTTGAGTACGGTCTTATGGCAGGTTTAGACCCTAACCGTGCATTGGTATGGGGTCTACAAGCTCGTGGAGATAAGTTAATCTCTCGTGGAATGTTGCGTCGCAACCTTCCTATCTCGCTTAATGCTGGCGAAGAAGAGCGAGCAATTGACATCGAAGAGATGCGTGATTCCCTTAAGGCGTCCGTATCGCAAATGGCTGCAGCAATTCCACAAATGGTAATGCAAGGTCAAGACCCGATGAAGATTGTAGAAAAGATGGCAAGTGTTATTACAGATCGCAAGAAAGGTATCTCTCTTGAGGATGCAGTAGCAAATGCTTTTAAGCCAGAACCAGCACCAAAAACCCCAGAAGGTCAGGCAATGCCAGAACAACCAGCAGTACCTGAACCTGGTATGGGTGGACAAGCACCACAACTTCCTCAAGGTAGACCAGCAATGCAAGAACTTCTTGCGGGTCTCACAGGTGGAGGAAATCCAAATCTAGCAGCGAGAGTAACTCGTCAAATCCCAGCATAACTAAGGAGAAACAAATGTTCGGAAAGCAAGGAAAGCCAGCAAAGGCTCCAACTTCAACAGCAATGTCAGCAAAGAAGAACAGCGGTAAGACCGTTGGTGCAGGCATGGTTAAGCAAGGCGTTACCCCAAAGGGTATCAAGGGCAACAACAACAAGCTTAAGTAAATCTTAATAACTTTAGGTAAAGGATAACAATGGCAGCAAAGAAGCCGACAAAGCCAAGAAAGTTCAAGCAGGCACGTAAAGACGCTAAGTCTGCTGCCAAGCAAGCCTTTTCTGGAAAGAGTCAAGCAGGATTAAAAGATCGCACTCTTCGCATCTCAGCAGATGACAAAGAGGTAGCCAGTGAGGTAAGAAAAGAAGCTAAAGGGAATTACATTACCGATGATCGCGGTAATAAGATTCAAGTTAAGCCAACTGAAACCCCTCAAGAACGTATGGCACGTGACCGCCGTGAAGCCAAAGCTCAACTTCAACAGAAGTGGGATCAGGAAGATGGCGTTGCACGTAAGCCACGTGAAACAGCACCCGCTAAAAAGTCTGCGCCTAAAGGCGGTGGCATGAATAAGACTCGTACTTTTATTCAAGCTACAGAAGTTAAGCCACAAGGTAAAGTAATTAAGAAGAAGGCATCTGCAAAACCAGCACCTGCTGCAGAAAAGCCAAAGGTAAAAAAGCCAGCTGTTAAGAAAGCTGCAGCACCTGCTGCACCTAAATCTGATGCTGTCAAAAAAGGCATGACTCGTGCAGAGCGTTCAGCTGCTAACAAAGCAGCATGGGCAAAGATGACACCAGCAGAACGTAAGAACTGGAAAGGCACTAAGCCTGCAGCAGCAACACCAGATAGAATAAAAATTACCGTTGACAATAAGCCAACTGCTCCTAAGCCAACAGCTGGAGCGCAAGCACTTAATGAAATGGGTAAGAAGAAGGGTCTTAAAGATCCGCTTGGTATTGAAAAGAAACCAGCAGATAAACTTAAAACCCTTGAAAAGAAAGTAACTGCTGCTAAGTCAACTGCTAAAAAAGTAACTACCGTTAAAGCAGCTAAAGAAGCTTCAACTGGTGCTAAGGTAGGAAAAGCTTTTCTAGATGCAGCAAAAGCAACTGCTGCTATTGCAGGTCCAGGTAAATTCCTTAAGCCAGTTAAGTTTGTTCAAGCAGCAATCGCTGGAACTAAAACAGCAAAGGTTGCTAAGGCAGTAAAGACTGCAGAATCAGGCAAGAAGGCATCTGCAGCTAACGCTGCACGTAAAGCAGCTAACGCTGCTAAAGCAGAGAAAGCAGCAAAGGCTGGAGTAAAGGGCAAGGTAAAGAAGGTTGCTCTTGCAGCAGGAGGATTCTATGCAATTGACAAGATTCCTACTGGTGGCGGATCTAAGCCAGCTGCAACACCAGCATCAATTACACGACCACAGCGTCCAGCAGGACAGTATCCAAAAGGTGGCGGTAAAGGTCTAAAGCTTGGTCCTAACGTTCAAGTTAACGCAGGTGGATCAACAACTTCTTACACAGTTAAGAAGGGTGACACGCTATCAGGTATTGCAAAAACTTCTGGCGTAAAGCTATCTGAAATTCTTGCAGCAAATCCAAAGATTGCTGACAAAAAGTCTAAGTACAAGGGTGGCAGCATGATCTGGTCTGGCACAAAGGTAAAACTTCCAACTAAGAAATAGGTGACACATGTCGATGATGAACCCTGGCGCAGTATCAGGACCAGGACGCCAATCAAAACGGACTGACTTGCCACCTAAACCAGCTGGACAAGCAGCACGTAAGATGCCTAATGCAGCATACGGTGAACAGCAACAATTCCAAGCCGATCAGGCTGGAGCACCAATGGCAAAGGCTTCTAATCCAATGGCTAATGTCATTCCATTAAGTGCGCCAACAAACCGTCCAAGCGAACCTGTTACTGCAGGTGTGGACGCTGGTCCAGGACCAGGAAGAGAAATACTAGGACTTAAAACACCAGTAGATGAACAACTGCAAGATCTTTCAGTATTGGCAAAGTATATGCCAATGTTTGAAAAGTTTGCTGATTCACCAGAATCTTCTGGAACAACAAAAGCATTTATTAAATACCTACGGAGTCAGGCTGAATGAAAGTAATAAAGAAATTCGAGGAGAACCTTGAGTATCTTGGCTTTGATCTTGCGCCTGTTGCGTGGGATTTAGCTCGCTTTCCCTTTGAGTCTGACGCTGACCGTGTAACACTGTTAGAAGAATTGACTGCAAAAGGGGAGGCGACAGTAAATGGCTAATACTCCTAATGGTTTTGTAGCAGATCGTAGCGGTTGGACAACACCCAACCAACCTAAACCTCTTAATCCTTCTAAGGTAGAAACGTTTATCCAGCAGCAAAGAGGTGCTGGTGCTGACACACGTGTCGGTAAAGTTGAAGAATCAGTTGGTGGCTTTATTGCCAACAAGATTCAACAGGGTCAAGAGTCTGGCAACTGGTTTACACGTAATGCTACTAACGTAGGTATGGGTGTAATGCAGGGTATCAACAAAGTTATCCAGCCAATTACTCAAGGAATCTCAACTACGCTGTTAACGCCACAAGCAATGGCGACAAAAGGATTAAACCCAGTAGAGTCTTTTAGGTTTGCTAAAAAGAAATCTAAAGATATTTCTATGGGACAAGCTGGTGCTACGATTGCAGGACCATTAGTAGCTGCTGCACTTCCAGAATCAATTACACCAACATTTGCTAAAGAAAACTTTGATGTCTTTAATGACAAGCAAAGAAACCAAGCATTCAAAAATGAATGGATTGGAATCTTTGCATCAGGTATGACAGACATTGCTATTGCTGCAACAGGGTCTAAGGCAGCAAGTATTGGAGTTAAGTCAGCAAAGAATGCCGTAGTTGGTCCTTCTGAAATTGTAACTGCAGCAGATATGGCTACCTTTACAGCACGACTTGAAGATGCAGTTACTTGGGGTACAACAAAGACAGGATCTGCTCCTAATGGAGCAGCCATATACCTTGATGACCTAGTCCAAGGTAAGAATATCTCTGAACTTTCAACTAATCCTCTTGTTCTTAACACAAGAAACCCAACCAATACAGCAACAATTGTATCAAGGTTAGATAACCACAGAGATGTTGCAGACTTTTTGCTTGCACAACGTGGTGATGCTGCTGCTTATAACCGCTTCTTTACGAACCAAGCACTGCTAGCAGACCACCTTGATGACTTTGGTCTCAGTGATCTGACACCAACAACTAATTTTTCTGACATGAGTATTGCAGTTCTTGATAAGAAGTTTGGATCACGATACCAAGCAGTCATTGATGGTCTTAAGAAGACCGATAAGAACTTTGCATCAGCACTTGATGACTGGAATTCTAAGTTAACCAAGGCAAACATTGTTGAGCGTTACGCTCCAGGTAAGTTTGCTGGGTACGAGAAGATGCAGTTAACAAAAGCTAAGATTGTTGACGCTGCTCGTACAGGAGATCTTAAGATTTTCGGTACTGATGGTAATAGCGCATGGAAAACTGCTGTCTATCAGTCATCTCCATACGAAAGAGCTGTACGTTTAATCTCATACTTAGGAGATGGAACACCTCAAGGCTATATTAACGTGTCTAATCCACGTAAGCTTGAGGCAGCAAACGACTTACGTTCAGACCTTAACCGTATTAAGGGACTAAACACACCAGAAGGTCGTGAGTTTAAGAACCAGCAAGTTGAATTATTCATGTCTGAGTTGACTGATACTGGTCGAGCTAAAGCATTAGGCATGATTGAACGCAACGTTATGCTTCAAATGGCTAAGATCTACGGCGTACGTACAATCGGTGGTCTAGATACCGACAAGGCTGTACTTGAAGAGATTAAAAGATGGCACAACTCAACAGCAGAGCGTCGTGCTAACGTACAAGACTACCTTGTTGCAAACAAGATCATTCCATCTGAAGATGGAACACTAAATTTAATTGATGATGGCATCATCTCTCAAGCAACTGAGGCAGCAACACTGCCAATGCTTGACTTTGGTCGCCTTGAAGCACAGATTATTTTGAATACCAAGCGTCTTGCTGGCGGAAGAGCACCAGTTAGCACAGGTCAGGTAGCAGGAGCCGTAGGTTTCTACGCTGGCATGGGCGTTGGTGCAATCCTTGACACAGCCAACATGGTGTTTAGCAATCTTAACCTTCTTCGTCTTGCATACATACCAAAGAACTCAATGGTTGATCCATTTATGAGAGCAAGTATGGCAACTGAGACAGTCGCTGGTCTTAACCAGGCAATGCCAGGTATGAAGAACATTATTTATAACACTGGTCTTCGAGCAGAACGTGCAGCCCGCTGGATACCAGGAACTCCTGGAGCCAAAGCACGTCGTCTTGAAAAAGAAACCATGAAGAAAATCGATCTCCTTAAAGGAGATCTTAATACTAACCTTCCTCTCCAAAAGAATGCTGAAGAATTGCTTAAAGAAGCAGCAGATGCAGTACGTAAGGCAGAAGCAGCAGCTAAACGAGCACAAGCAGCAGCCAATAAAGCAACCAAGGCTAACAAGGCAGCAGCAGAAGCTAAGATGTTTGATGCGGATTATGAACTAATCCAAGCTCGCAAGATTTACGATGATGCTCAGGATGTATACGACATTCATTCTGCAAACGTAAGAGCGGTAGCCAATACGATTGAGTCATACCGCAATACAATTAAGAAGGCTGTTATCGAACGTGGTAACAAAGCAGATATTAAGCGTATTGGTCAGGATAGCGACGTTCTAGTTGTCGATGGCAAAGAATATAATATTCAAGGTCTTGCTGATCCATCAGTTCGTGGTGCATTGCCATACATGTCTGAGATTGATACAGCACAAAGCTATCTTGCTACAGCAATGCAGACACAGTACAGCAAGCGTGTTCTTTCTCGTGGTCGTACATTTGTAAAGATCCGTAGAGACACTGGTGGTAAGGCGTATTGGAATGCTTTAGCTCACCGTGCTAACCGTGAAGTGCGTCAAGAACTCGACATGCCATTAGGCATGATGATGGATGACACAATGTCTGATTCACAAATTTTTAAGTGGTTAAAGACTGGTGATACTGGCAAGGAATATGTGTTCCGTATCTCTCAGCAACTTCGCAACGATGGAGTAGATGTAACAGATGAGGATCTTCTCAACTGGATTACAACCACACGCACATACCTACGTACTCTTTATCCAGACCCAGAGGTTCGTCGATTAATTCTTGATCGACCAGTAACTGTAAAGGAAATGGAAACTCTAATGTCTGGCAGACTAGATCTGCCAGAAGAGATTAGTGGACCAAACGTCGCACTCGGAGACCTTAACTGGTACGAAGGTGCAACAGCAGTAATCGGTGGAGCAGTTCAGACTGGATGGAAAATCCTTTCTGATGCAGAAACAAAGCTTGTTAGAACTCCATTGTTCTTGCAATACACCAGAGATGAAATGACATCAATGGTTCGTTCTGCACGTCTTGCTGGGTTTGATCCAACAGATGCTGTCGTTAACCATCAGATTCGTCAGGCTGCTTACCGTACTGCGCTAGAGCGAGTAGAACAAACTCTTTACTCTGCTCGCCGTATGACCAATGGAATTTACCTTGCACGATTTGCAATGTCATTCCCTCTAGCATTCTTTAATAGCCAGGCAGTCGCGTTGCGACTTATGGCTAAGAACCCAAT